TTGACTGTTATACAAGTAGTCTTATCGGAACATTCTATATAATACTAAACTAATGCAAGACGAATACGAACACATAAACTTTTGGAATGGCAAAGACTAAAGAACTAACAACTAAAAAAACATTTGGTAAACGAAAGGTCGGTAAGGCCAAGAAATCAATTTGTAAACGAGATAGGAAAACTAAACCAAACAAAGGACAAGGATGAAAATAGAAAATGTAAAGTTATCGGACATAAAGTTAAACCCAAACAATCCACGTTTAATTAAAGATGACAAGTTTAAAAAGTTAGTTCAATCAATAATTGACTTTCCCGAAATGTTAAAAATTCGCCCAATAGTAGTTAATGAAGACATGATTATATTAGGCGGTAATATGCGATTTAAAGCATGTAAAGAATTAAAACATAAAGAAGTATCAATAATTAAATTAAGTGGCTTATCAGCAGAAAAACAACGTGAATTTCTTATTAAAGATAATGTAAGTGGTGGCGAGTGGGATTGGAATATCTTAGCTAATGAATGGAATGAAATTGAATTAAAAGAATGGGGTTTGGACTTACCTATATTTGATAGTGATTATTCAGATAAAAACAAAGAAATTGATATTGATAGTTTAGATACTGAAATGTTAATTAAATTAAAATATACTGAGGACGATTATAATTTAGTTCGAGAACAATTAAGTAAAATTGCATCAACGCCTGAGCAAGCTGTTTGGAAATTATTAGGTAATGAGTAAATATAAATTTAATTATAAATGGTATTTAAAAGACGGCTATCCTGAAAGCAATGGATTAAAAGTATTCGGTACTTTCATTTGTGGTGGCGGTTCTACTATGGGTTATAAATTAGCAGGGTTTGAACATTTAGGAGGAGTTGAAATTGACCCACCAATAGCAGATGTTTATAAAACTAATCACAACCCTAAATATTTATTTATTGAAGATATTAGAGAATTTGCAAAGCGTACTGATTTTCCTGAAGACTTATATAATTTAGATATTTTAGATGGAAGTCCACCTTGTTCAAGTTTTAGTATGGCAGGGAATAGAGAAAAAGATTGGGGCAAAACAAAAGTATTTAGAGAAGGACAAGCTGAACAAAGATTAGACGATTTGTTTTTCGATTACATAGCACTTGCAAAAAAGTTACAACCAAAAGTTGTTATTGCTGAAAATGTAAAAGGATTAATTCAAGGCAATGCAAAAGCTTATGTACATAGAATTAAAAAAGAATTTGAGTTAGCAGGATATAAAGTTCAATTGTTTTTACTAAATGCGGCTAGTATGGGCGTACCTCAAAAAAGAGAACGTGTATTTTTTATTTGTCAAAGGAATGATTTGAATTTACCTAAATTAAATTTGGAGTTTAGTGAGGTTATGATTCCATTTAAGGCAATAAGTGAAAATATAAAAGAATGCAATTTAACAGAAAAGTATATTGAATATTGGAAACAAGCAAAACAAGGCGAAAGTGTAGGAATGTTTAAAGCATTAAAAAAACTAAACGAAAACGAAGTTAGTTTTACAATAACAAGTGGGGATTCATATCACCCAACACAAATAAGAACATTATCTAAAAACGAATATTGCCAAGTTGGTTCTTATCCGTTAGATTATAACTTCAAAAGTATTGACCCTAAATATTTAATCGGTATGAGTGTGCCGCCAGTAATGACTGCACAAATAGCAAATCAAATTAAGTTACAATGGTTAGATAAAATAAAATGAGTAAAGAAGATATATTACAATTTAGTTGGCAGAAAGGTCAAAGCGGTAATCCAAACGGGAGACCTCGAAAGTTTGTTTGTCAATTAAAAGACATAGGTTATAGTAAACAGGATATAAATCAAACTGTTCAAAATATGATGGGTATGACTTTATCGGAACTAAGCGAAATATTTAAAGATGAAAATTGCACTATCTTAGAACGTACAGTTGCTAATGCTTTAAACAAATCATTAAGTAAAGGCAGTTTATATTCTTTAGAAACTTTAATTAGTAGAGTTCATGGAGTACCTACTCAAACAGTAAATCAAACAATAACTGAATACCCAATATTCCCTGGAATCGATTTGAATGTTGATAAAGACGACAGCTCAACGGAAAATACTTAAACTCAAAAAAAGGGTTAGAATTGTTCGTGGAGGTACTTCAGCTTCCAAAACGTTTAGTATTATACCCTTTCTAATTACCCACGCTTACAACGAACCTAACAGCGAAATATCGGTAGTTGCTGAAACCATTCCACATTTAAAACGTGGAGCATTAAGGGACTTTTTAAAGATAATGGATTTAGTAGGTTTGTATAACGATGCAAGTTTTAATAAGTCAAGTTTAATTTATACGTTTCAAAATGGTTCTTATATTGAGTTCTTTAGTGCGGATAGTGAAAGTAAATTAAGGGGTGCAAGGCGTGATGTATTATTTGTAAACGAGTGTAATAATATAACTTGGGAAGCTTACTATCAATTAGCAATAAGAACACGAAAGTTTATTTATTTAGATTACAATCCTGTTTCTGAATTTTGGGTGGATAAAGAATTAATAAATGATGTTGATTCCGATATGGTAATCCTTACCTACTTAGATAATGAAGCATTAGACAAATCAATAGTTAGAGAAATTGAGAAAGCAAAAGAGAAAGCAAAGACATCAAAATATTGGCAGAACTGGTTTCAAGTTTATGGATTAGGTCAAGTTGGTACGTTACAAGGTACGGTCTTTGAAAATTGGTCCATTGCTCCTTCCATTCCTAATGATGCTGAATTGATTGCTTATTCTTTAGACTGGGGATATTCAAATGATCCAACTGCTTTAGTAGCTTGTTATAAATCGGGGCAGCAATATTATTTCGATGAGTTGATATATCAAACTAAACTAACTAACAGCGATATTATTGACAAACTAATTAAACTCGGAGTTTCTGAATATTCAGATATAATAGCAGATAGTGCAGAACCTAAGTCTATTGAAGATTTAAGGCGAAGGGGATTCTCAGTTAGTCCAGCAAAGAAAGGCCCGGATAGTATTCGAGCATCCATATCTTTGTTGCAGGAAATTCACTTTAAGGTTACTGAGAATAGCACGAACTTAATTAAGGAATTAAGAAATTATTGCTGGGATGTAGATCGTGATGGAAATAAAATGCAGAACCCTGTAGATGACAATAACCATGCTATTGATGCAATTAGATATTTGGCACTCAACAAGTTAAGTTCGTTATCGGACTGGATGGACTTTGAATAAAGAATATAAATCCTAACCAATGATTCGGAAAACAAAAGTAAAATTTTAAACGTTATATATATATGATTCCAACAAATGTAAACAATTTAACTATCAAGGAGTTTATTGAATACGAAAACATCAGAACTTCTACTTTAGAAAACATTGATAAGATAATTCAGATAGCTTCGTTATTCACAAACGTTTCGGTATCGGAATATGAGAATATGTCTTTTAACGAACTTGAAAAAGTAAAGCATAAAGTATTACTACTTATTAATTCAACACCCAACACAAGGCTAAAGAATACGTTTTGGCACGATGGGGTAAGATACAAAGCTTGTAAAGATGAAAGGGATTTTAAAACAAATCAATACACAGCATTAAAGCAATATGAAACCGATGTGATAAATAACTTGCATAAAATTTTAGCATTGATATATGTTAAATGTCCTGTATTCAGTAAGTATAAATTTAACTCCGATAACGTTGAAGAAATAGGCGATGTTATTTATAATTATGGAAAGGTGGGTGATGTCTATGGCACACTTTTTTTTTACTCCAACAGGTCCGAAAAATTGAAAGCGGATTTGTTGAACTCTTTGGAGGAAGTGAACAGGGAGATAGCGATACACATGGAGGAAGTGAACAAGGAGTTAAAAGCTTCAGGCGTGAATATGGATGGTATTTTATAATTGATTCGATTACTGGCGGTGATCCTTTTAAAGAAGATGAACTAATGGAGTGGTCGATTGCAAGGTTTTTAAATCGGATTCAATATATGAAGCATAAAGCAGAAAGTGAACAATTTGCACAAAGTATAAATGAATGAAGTTGAAAAAATATTAGAAGCATTTGGTACTAAGGTAGTTGAAGATTTACGTAAAAGTTTATCGGAGAAACTACAGGCAAGGGCAGCAAGTTATAAAAGTAAATATCCTGGCGGTTCATCTAATCCTGGTGATAGTGCTTTAAGTGCTTCCATTAAATACTTAATAGTTGATTCATCTGAGGGCATTAAGTTAAACGTTTACTTGAATGATTATTGGGAGGCTGTAGATAGTGGTCGTAAAGCAGCTGGAGTTAGTCAAGATGCGAGAATAGATAAATGGATAAAGAGCAGAAACTTAATACCAGGATTTCAAAAGAGTAATTTAGAAGATAGGATTGATACTCAAAATAGATTAAATAAAACTAATCGTAAAACAAAAGTATTAAAGAAAATGAAGTTTGCCGATGCTGTAAAAGCAATGGACTTTTTAGTAAGGAGAAAATTAAAGAATAAAGGTTATCAAGGTAATCAATTTTTTAGCTCAGTATTAGAAGATGGAAGGCAACAACAATTAACTAAAGATATAGCAGCAGCTATGAAAAAAGATATAGAAATAATAATTAAGACTAATAGATATGGCGATAACAATACTTAGCAAACCAACTGATGCATTATATTACGGTTATGTACCTTGCTACAATAATCAATGGTTCGTGGCTTCAAGTTCACAAACAGCTTCAGCTAACTTTAAATACTACATTGTAGTAACTGATTTATTAAGTGGTTATAGTGTTACTGAAAAGTTTTTACCTAATCCTAGCGGCAAGCTTCAATTCGATGCTTCAAAGTTTAGCGAACTATTGATGACTAATTACATTCCTGTTAATCAATATGGGTTTCAACAAAATACAAGTATTCGTAAGATAAGAGTTAACATAGGTGAGATTTACGGTTCTACTTTACCAGGAACTATTTATTCAGGAACTGACATAGATTATAATGTTTGGAATGGTAGTTTAGAATTATTAACGTTTTCACAATACAATAGTAAAAATTACACTTGGGATTTAAACACAAATCCTAATCTTAATTATCCTAATTTATTATCGGACTTAGCAGATGACTATACTTTTAATAATAGAAGTAATTTTTTATATTGGATGGTTCTTGAAGGACAAACTGATTTACCTAAAATATATTTAAGAACTTATAATGCTGCTGGAACTGTTTTAAATACTTATACGATAACAAATAGCTATAATGCTTTAACTTCCCCTAGTGTAGGTTATTATCGAAATAACATGGTTTGTATTGATGTTGGTAAAAAGGGAATAGATGGAATTAATGCAAGTTACTTAGTAGGTGTTGAGTATTACGATATAATGGCTGAGGTTGCTGCAGAATTAGCTCCATTTAAAATTAAAAGATATACAATTAAATGTAGTCCTCGATTTGATGTTTATACACTTCACTACTTATCGAATACAGGAGCTTATGAAACTTTGCATTGCAGCAAGGTATCGGAGTTAAACTCAACTAAAACTAGCACTACTTTTAAACGCTCACCTTGGACCAATGTAAGTAATGTAATGACTTTAGATTATTCGGTGGCAGTTGAACAACCAACTATTGTAAACGTTCAAAATGGACTTAAATTAAATAGCGACTGGGTTACTAAGGCAGAATTAATAAAGTATAAAGATTTGTTTTCTTCACCTGATGTTAAATTAGATTTGGGAACTGCTCAAGGTTATGCTTCGGTAAAGGTAACTAATGGAACTTATGTATCTAAGAATAACGATAAGCTAAAGAACTTAACATTTGATTTATTATTTACTCACAATAACCAAAGACAAAAAGGATGAACGATATAAAGATTTTATTATATACTCAAGATGCAACTCCGGTTGAATACGATGTAAGTTATATTGATGAGATACCTATTAGCTTTAACTTTTTAATATCGGACATAAGAAATCCTGATAAAAAGAATGCAAGTTTTTCAAAGACAATAACATTCCCTGGAACTAAAGACATTAATAAATTCTTTGAGTTAATTTGGAAGTCTAACATTAGTTTAAATTATTTTAATCCTAATAAGAAATGTGATATCTATTATTACGTTAATTCAGTTCTACAATTTAAAGGAGATTTACAACTAATCAAAATTAACGTTGATGATTCAAGCGGTGAAGTGGTTTATGAATGTAGCTGTAAGGGAACGATTGGAAATGTATTTACAAAGATAGCAGACAAGTTATTATCGAATCCCGATGACACATCATTTACTAACTGTTTAAATTTTAGTACTTATAATCACAATCTAACTTTTAACAACGTAACTAATAGCTGGGCCACATCAATTCAAGTAGCTGGTTCGCCTGTTTCATTTGCTTTAGGTAATGGTTATGTTTATCCTTTAATAGATTATGGAAATCAAGTAATGCCAAGTACGGGTAATACGCTACCTGTTGCTGAAAGGGATTTTGAGATTAAATACTTTAGACCCGCATTATATAAGAAAACTATTTTAGATAAAATATTCTCAGATGCTGGTTATACTTATACATCAACGTTTTTTAATTCAACATTTTACAAAAGTCAAATAATTCCAACAAGTGGGGATAAGTTTGAGAAAACAGCTCAGCAATTAATAGACAATCAGTTTTATGTAGGCAGAACAAGTGATTTTACTGTTGGCCCTTATAATGCTTCATTTGTTCCAGCTTCAAGTTTGTGGAATCAATTCACACCAACAACAAATACTATTTTATTTAACGCTACATCTTCGCCTTATAATAACGCTGCTGGTAAATACAATTCTGCTAATGGTAAATTCACAACTACTTATGCTGCTTTTAAATATGTAAATTATAATATTGAAGCGGTTATAAATTTAGATTTAGATGTATTATATACAGGTGCGGGTTCTCCAACTTATGTATCATTTGTAGGTAATAATAGAAAAATATTTTATAATATAAAAGTTAATAATGTTGTTGTTGCTTATGAAGAATTTGTATTTAATCCATTTGTTGCTTTTGATCCTAATGCTTTTTATCCTTTAAGTATCGGAAATATAGAAAGGAAAATATCTTTACCAGCATTTGCTTTATATGGCGGATTAGATGTTAAAGTTGATATTGGATGGAATTTAGAATTTGCTTTTTTTGATGTAGGGCCATTGTATAATCCTATTGCTGCAAGTTCAGCTCAAGTAAGGGCAAGAGTTAAAAGTGCAAAAACATTTTTCTCAGGTAACTATGTAAATACAAATATTGACGAAGATGATTTAGTTGATTTAAACAAAGTCTTACCGATTAATATTAAACAAATAGACTGGTTAATGTCGGAGTTTAAACTGCATAATCTTTACATGGTGCAAGACAAAACAAATGAATATAATTATTTTATTGAAGATAGGGAGAACTTTTATAGTGGCTCAATAGATTGGTCCGATAAGCGTGATTATTCTATGAAGCGTGAAGTTTTGCCAATAGGTGAATTAGATTTTTTACGTTATGAATTAGAGTATAAAGAAGATTCAGATTATTGGAATGATAAGTATCAAAAGGATTATAAAGAAAGTTTCGGTAAACATATTGAATATGTCGATAATGATTTTATTAATCAAACAAAAGATGTAAGTGTAATTTATTCGGGAACTCCATTAAAAGGCAACTATAAAAATGGTTTAGTCATACCTACTATTTATAAAATTGAATCAGGTGCAATAAAACCAACAGGAGCAAATATACGATCTCTTTATTATGGTGGATTGATTTCTTTGAGCTATGGAAGTTGGAATCTATGGAGGTCAAATGGTAATACAGTAACAACTTATTCTAATTATCCTTTTGCTGGGGATTGCGATAATCCTTATAATCCTACTTTAACATTAAATTGGGACACACCTCACGAAGTTTATTATACTTATCCTCAGGCAACTTATACTAATAACAATTTATACAATAGGTTTTATTCTAAAATGATAAATCAGTTAACGGATAAGAACTCAAAGATTGAACGAAGGTATTATAATTTAACAGCTTACGATATTAAGAACTTTGATTTTAGAAATGTAGTTTGGGATGATGGGTATTACATAGTTAATGCGATAAAGGATTACAACTTTATGAAGCCACAATCTACAATGGTTGAACTATTAAAGTTAACTGACTATGCGGTTTTTATACCTGATAATGATATTGATTTTAAAGATGGGGATGGGGATGGTCAAGGTTTAGCACAAATGCAAAATTTAAGTTCTGCAAGTGGCAGTAATATTAATTTAGGTTATAATAGTAATATAGTAGGTGGCGATAATAACTTTGTAGCTTCAGGAGCAAATAGCGTTACTCTAACGAACTCAAACAATGTAGTAGTAGAATCTTCAGTAAGTAATTTTACAGGCATTAATTTATCAAGTACAAGCACAATAACAAGTGGTGGGATTAACTTATCGGATGCCATTACAATAGATAATTCAAGTGGTAGTTATTTAGCAAAAGTTAACGCTAGTCAAATAGTAAGTAAGTCAATAACCATAACAGCTGATTATACTATTGATGGAACTTGTACTTTCTTTTATGTAAATGCTACAGATGGTAATATAAAGATAACTATTGATGCGGCTTTATTTATTGATTATGAGTTTACATTCTTTAGAACTGATTTAAGTGCAAATACTGTTAAGTTATACGGGGTGGCATCGGAAACATTAAATGGAGCAGCTTTACCACAAACAATAATCACAGGTCAATATTCAACAATTAAAATTAAATCAAACGCAACTAACATCTTTATAATATAATTATGGCACAGGAAAAAATAGGATTTGACATAACAGTCAATGGAGTAGAAAGAACAATAACATCTTTTAAAGATTTAAAAAAAGCAACAAAAGATTTAAGAGATGAACAACTTGTTATGTCAGCAAAGTTTGGTGATACTTCTGAACAAGCAAAAAAAGCTGGTCAAAAATTAGCAGAGTTAAAAGATAAAGTTGAGGACTTAAATGATTCGACTAAAAGTTTAAAAGGTAGTGGAGTTGAAAAACTAACATCTTCATTTAGATTATTAGGTGAGGGTTTGGGAACTTTTGATTTTGATAAAATTAAATTAGGGTTTAAAGGAGTAGGTGCTGCAATGGGTGCTATTCCAATATTCTTAATAATTAGTGGGTTAACATTACTTATTCAAAATTTTGATAAAGTAAAAACAGTTGTAGAAAATTTAATACCAGGTTTTAAATCGGTTTCTAAATTTATCGGTGGCATTGTAACTTCAATTACTGATTTTATTGGTATTACTTCCGATGCAACAAGGGCAGTAGATGCTTTAAGGCAAAGTGCTGATAAACAATTAGCGGTAAATAAAAAATATTTACAAGAACATGGCGACCAGGTAAACAAATATACAGCTCAAAAGATTGATGCTAAAAATAGATATTTAGAAGCTATAAAAGAGGACGGTGCAAATGTAGCAGCATTAGGTCAAAGATTAAATAGAGAATTGGCTAATATAGATAAACAAAGATTAGATGATAGTAAAAAAGTAAATGTTAAATCTTTAGATGATAGTAAAAAAACAAATGAAGATAAAGTAAAAGATGCTAAAGATGCTGCCAAAGGAAAATTATTAATTGAATTAGAATTACAAGGTAGATTAAAAGAATTACAAACTGAGTTAATTTACGATGAACAAAAGAAGGAAGAAAAAATATTAACAAATAAATATGAAGCACAAAAAAAAGATTTAATATCTAAAGGTGCAAATATTGAAACATTAAAAGCTTTAGATGATTTATATTTAAAACAAAAGGGTGATATAACTGATAAATATTTACAAATAGAAGAGCAGAAAGATAAAGTAAAAGTATCTAGATATTTATCAAACTTAGAAAGTGGTTATCAATTAGAATTAGAAAAAACTGAAGGTAATAATTTACTTAAACTACAAAAAGAACAAAGTCATATTAAAGAAATTTATGATATTAATAGTAAAAATGTTGACTTATTAGGAATTAATAAAACTGACTTAGATAATAAATACTACAAAGATAAAATAGCTTTAGAAAAAAAGATTGCAGCCGAAACTAAAAAAATAAAACAAGAAGAAATAAAACAAGGTTTTGAAAATGTTAAAAATGGTTTAAATGCTGCTCAAGGTTTATCAGATATATATTTTACTATTAAATCAGCAAAAGTTAAAAAGGGTAGTAAAGAAGAGGAAGATTTAGCTCGTAAACAATTTAATATTCAAAAGGCATTTAACTTAGCAAAGGTTGGAATGGATGGCTATATGGCAATATCTAATATTATAGCAACAACTCCTAAAGTAGATTTTGGTATTTCAACTGGTATTTTATTAGCAGCTTCAGCAATTTCAACAGCAGCTAACTTAGCAAAAATAGCATCGGCACAATTTGAGGGTGGAGCTGGTGGCGGTGGAGGTGCAAGTCCTGAATCGGCTGTAAGTATTCCATCAACAACAGCACAAGCTCCTTCAATATATGGACCAGGTCAAGGGCAGTCAACTACATTTAGTGGTAATCAAAATAATAACTTTGCTCCTGTTAAAGCCTATGTAGTAGAAACTGAAAACCGAAGCACTACAAATAGAGTAAACAAATTAGTATCGGAGTCAACATACGGATAAACAATATTTAAAATTTAAACGTTATTAGATTATGGAATTACCAATAAAGAAAGCAATAATAGATGTCGAAGATTCAGAGATGGGATTAAAGACAGTTAGTTTAGTTAGTGATCCAGCAATTCAAATAAATTGGATTAAGTTCAACAAACAATCTGAAATCAAATTAGCAATTCAAAACGAAGACAAAAGAATTATATTCACTCCTGTACTTATACCGAATCAATTAATTTATCGGAATATAGCTGGTGAGGAATTTAACTTGATGTTCGATAAAGAAACGATTGAATTAGTAGAACAAAAATGGGTTAAAGATAATTTATCAAGTGCAGTTGACATTGAGCATTCAAGTAAATTAATAGATGGGGTTACATTTTTTGAATCAGTATTATTAAACAATGAAAGATTTGCAACAGCAAAAGGCTTCGAAGGATTGCCAGAGGGAACTTGGTTTCTTACGGGCAAGGTTGAATCGGATGATGTATGGACAAAAATCAAGTCGGGTGAAGTTAACGGTGTTTCGATTGATGGCCTTTTTAAAACTGCTGAAGTCAATAAAGTAACTATGTCCGATGAAACAGTAATAAAAATAATAAACAATTTAAAAACTTTAAACGTTATATAAGCATGGAAACAAATGTTATCTCAAAAATTAAAGACTTTATCATAACTAAACTTAGTGTTGATGAACGTGTGGCCTTAGAAGGTCTTAATCCAGTTGCTGCACCCTCTACAATGCCAACTGATGAAAAGAAACCAAGTACCGAGCAAACACCTGAAGTTAAAATGAAAGAAGCTAAAACAGTTGATGGTTTAGTATTCGCATACGATGGAGAATTAACTATCGGAACTGCAATAATGGATATTACAAGTGGAACAGCTAGTCCAGTAATGGATGGCGAATACACAATGGAAGATGGCAACATCGTAACTATTGCAAGTGGAGTTGTAGCTGAAATTGCTAGTAAAGCAGAAGAAGCTCCTGAATTACCTGAAGTAGTTGCACCTGAATTAAAGATGCCTGATATGAAAACTCAAATGAGTGCAATGCAAGTATCTTTAGAAAGTCAAATATCTAGTTTGAAAAAACAAGTTGTTTTACTTAACAAAGTAGTAAACGAGATTTTAAACACACCAATTCAAAATGAAACTAAGGTTTCTAAAAGTTGGGAAGAATTAAGTTCTTTAGAAAAATTCAGATTATCAAAATAATTAATTAATAATTTAAAACAAAATATAAAATGGCAATTTCAGCAACAATAGTAGATTTAAGAGGTGTAGCAGTACAACCGATTATCGAAGAGATTTTATTTGCAAATGATACTGTAAATAAGAATTTAGTAAGTTTAGCAACTGATATAAAATCAGACACAATTTTCACTGAGAATGATAACACCGTAACAGCTCAAGCTTTTGCAAGTGGTGCTCCTTCTTCATCAGGAACTTTTGGATTAGTTGATACTTTGATTACTCCAACTAAAATAATGTACTACCAAGAATTTGATCCTAATGCTTTACGTTCATCACGTTTCAAAACGTCTATGAAGCCAGGTGCATGGGAAATCGAATCAAGTGAATTTGGTTCTGTAGTATTAAAGTCTTATGGTAATTTAATTGCTGAAGATTTACAATCTAAGTTTTGGAATGGTGCAACAAGTGCTACACGTACTGCGGTTGCAGCTTTAACTCCAGGAACTGCACAAAATCAAGTTAGTTCAGTTGAACAAGCATTAGTTGCTTCAGGTTCAGCTTCATTACTTGATGGTGTTGCAACTAGAATGATTTATAACGGCGGTGCTTTAGGAACTCGTATTAAGGTTTTAGGAACTACAATATCTAGTACCAATATCCAAACTGAATACGCAAAAGTTTATGCAGCAATACCAGCAAGAGTTATTAATGGTGCAGTTAAGCCTTATATCTACGCTCCTTATTCTCACAAACAATTAATAAACATTTATAACGTATCTGCCACTTATCGTGATTTATTCGCTGTAACTAATTTAGGTCAACCAACTGAAGCTTATTTCTACAATGGAATACAAATTCAATTTGTGCCTTTAGCTGAGAATGTTGTTATTGCAGCAAGACCAGATTATATTTACTGGTGTACTGATTTAGTATCTGATATCAATAAGTTTGAGGTTAACAAAATTGCTTTCAATCGTGAAGATATGTTCGTTAAAAACATCATGACTATTTTCGCACACGTTGTGAATCAAGCAATGAATGTTCTTTACGTAGGATAAAAATTAATGGAGGGGCAACCCTCCTTATTATAAACAAATTAAAATTATAAAATTATGCCATGTGTATTAACAAGCGGTTATACCTTTCTAGGTTGTAAAGGTGGAGCTGGTGGAATAAAAAATGTTTACATTACTGAATTTGAAAATAACTCAGGAACTGGTTCTACATTTACAGCAACTGCTGGAGTGGTTACAGCTTATACTTTAGCTACAGGAAAAAAATATCGTGTTTATGCTTTAGATAAAGAACAAGGAATGTTTACAAGTCCTGGTACTTATACACCAGCTTCAGGAACTATTTCATACGAACCACAAATCGACTTTACAATTAAGAAATTAACTACTACAGTTATTCAAGAAATTCAATTAGTTGCTCAAAACGTTTTGACTATGATGGTTCAAGATGTTAATGGCGATTATTGGTTATTTGGTAAGGATCAAGGAATGGATTTATTAACTTGGAGTACTGAAAGCGGGATGAACATTACGGACCTAGCTGGACACAAACTTTCCTTTAAAGGCAAGGAGATATCTCCAATTTACAAGGTAACAAGTACTTTGATAGCCAACTTAATAGCTTAATCAATAACTTTTTAAAGTTTAGCTCAGGCCCGTAAGCTTGGGCTTTTTTTTTAAATAACAAATTGATATATTTGTACGTTATATAAGTATGATAACAATTAATAAGAATAATAGTAATACAGTTATCTTAACATTACAGGAGAAATGTTTATTAGCAAATCCTTATTTTTTATTTCAATTTAAAAGCGTTCAAACGAATATATCACAATACTTTTTGCCAGCGGATATAAGCACACAAAAAGAACGATATAATGAATTTATAATAGTTGAAACAGCAACACCAACAACTGCACAAATTTCATTAACTGTAGGTGATTACGAATATACGATTTACGAACAAGTAGGCAATAGTAATACGAATCCAACAGGATTAAATGTAGTGGAGGTGGGTTATGCAACTTGTTTTGATTTAACAAAAATTACATTTAAAGAATATCAAGGCGGAGCAATAACTAACAAAGTTTACAATGGCTAAAAAAGAAATATATAACGACATAATTACTATTAAGATGGATGTTAATCAACTTCCTACTTATAAAATTGATACAGCTGGTGAGTTTATAAAGTGGGGTAAGGATAATAACTTTCCAAAAGAATTATTAAATTCTTATAATAACCATCCTGAACACGCTGCAATAGTAAAAGGTAAATCACGTTATCTTAGCGGATTAAAAATAGTGCCTAGTCAAGACTTACCGCAAGTTCAACAATTTTTAGCTAAAGCAAATAGATTTGATAGTTGGTATGAATTAAGAAAAAAGTGTGATTCCGATAAAGCAATTTATGGAGGTTTTGCATGTCAAGTAACTACTAATTTAATAGGGCAACCGATTGAGTTTTACCATTTAGATATGGGCAAAATAAGACTAAGTGCGGATAATTGCGGAGTTTGGTATTCAGAAGACTGGACTGCTAAAAGTTATCATTTAAAAAAGACATACTTTCCATTTTACAAAGATGGGTTTATAGGTGCTTCAATTTACTATTCTAAGGACTTTACACCGTCTTTAAATGAATTAGATGGCTTATATCCTTCACCCGATTATTCAAGCGTTCTATTAGACATAAATACTGATATTGAGATTAGTAACTTTTTTCACTCTTTAGTAAAGAATGGATTTAGTGCTGGTCATATTATAACTTTCTTTAGTGGTAAATTAACACCTGAAGTAAAAGAAGATATCAAAGAACGTTTTCAAGAAAAACATCAAGGTACTCAAAATGCTGGTAAGGTAGTTTTATCATTTACTAATCCCGATGGCAAAGGTGCTGAGGTTGTAAATGTAACTCCAACAGGATTAGCGGACCAATACGAAGCGTTAAATAAACGTAACCAACAAAAGATAATCACAGGACATAACGTGCCAGGGGTATTGTTTAAAATCAAAACTGAGGGTACTTTAGGAGATCGTAACGAATTAGATTTAGCACACGAATTATTTATTAACGAATATGCAAAAGTAGAACAAGTTGCTTTTAATGAGTTTATCGATAAAATGTTTAAAAGAAAAACAGGATTAGATGTAACTTTTGAAGTAGAACAAGTTCAAGCTATTGGTTTAAATTGGTTAGATCCAAACGTAAATAAATATTTAACTAATGATGAAGCGAGAGAAAAATTAGGATTAGCACCAATAGATAAAACTGTTTCGGGTGGAGCTCAGGCTGTAATTGATTCAATAAATAGTTTATCGCCATTGGTTGCAAATAAAGTTTTAGAATCAATGAGTTCAGATGAAATAAGAGCATTGGTTGGATTGGTTTCTACAACTGCACCAAAGGTTGATGCAAATGGAGCTCCAGTTGTTATTCAAGAAACTATTATAAATGAAGCGTTAAAAAATTTAAGTGGAAGACAAAGACAAGGTTTAGATTCTATTGTTAGAAAGTTTAATAAAGGGGATTATAATCAAGAGCAAGCGTTAATACATATTAAATCATTTGGATTTAGTGATGAAGATTCATTAAAATATTTAGGCATAGTTCAAGATGAAATTGAAAAAGAAAATAAAATAAAAGTTCAACAATCAAATGACAAAGAAAAAAGATTTATCGAATGGGCAACTTCTCGAGCAATACAAATAGATGACGAAGATGAAATCATAGATATTGAATATGTAAACTTTAAGGATTCAAAACAAGTTTTAAAATTCGAGTTATCTAAACAAAAATTATACACAGCTAATAGATTTCAGTTATCGGAAACTGATTTAAGAAATGGAATATTAAACCAATTAAAAGGTAATCCATATGCTAAGCCCGAAGAACTTGCAAAAGCTTTAAATGTAGATAAGGATAAAGTTACAACTGTATTAGAGTGGTTAGCTGCTAAAAAATTAATTGATACAATAGGAGGTTTATTTACGCCAACTGAAAAGGGATTAGATAAAGATACTGAAGATTACGAGACTGAAATTTATACAGTTTATAAATACGATAAAAGGCCCGATGTAAGTGGTAGTAAATTAATATCAACATCAAGAGAATTTTGTAGAAAAATGGTTGGATTAACTTCAGGAACTGAATTAGTCGATGGCAAAATGAAAGCTAAAAGATTAACATATAATGAAATTGAAAACTATACTAATGAATTTGGCGAAGATGCTTGGGATTTTAGAGGTGGATTTTATAATGATGGAACTGAAACAACTCCTTGGTGCCGCCACATTTGGGTAGGTGAAACAAGAATAAAACGTAAAAAGAAATAAACATGGCAACACTTTGGATAGGTCAAGATTATTTAATTAGACATTCGGTTATTGATGACAATACTGAATACGATAAAATAACACCAGTTATTGAATTAGTACAAGATAAATATATACTTCCCATTTTGGGAACTAGTTTATATAATACTATTGAAACACATATCTTAGCTTATATAAATTCAGCAACTACAATTCCAGCAGCTTACAAAACATTAATTGATAACTACATTTTAAAAAT